GAATCGGCTGCGGTCGCTGGCCCTGTATTGGAAAAATTGATCACAAGAATTAAATCGGTAAAAACAGAACTAATTGACGAAAACGTCACTGTAGTTTGTGCGCTCCCAAGCGTAGTCGTGGCAATCGGTTCATATGTGGCTGCCATGATTACCCCTTGATTCCGTAGAGGGCGATTGTCGAATTGGTCACCCAAGATGCCGATTCAGGAAAAATACTAATTGAAGTAATTGCGTTGGTATTATTCCAAAGAACAGAACCGAGTCGAGCGAAACCGCTGCCATTGTTATCGACTCCGGTAAGACAGCGAACTGTTTTGGTCTTGTTAGTGTTGTTGTAATCTAAGAAATCTGCAACAAATACGCCAAATCGGTCAGCGGTTGCGCTTGCTCCCGTGTGGACACTTAAATAACCGAAACTTGCGGATGAACCTGCTGCGGAAGTTGCGCTTGATCCGTCACCATAAAGAAGATGCCAAGCGTAATTGTTGCCTGAGTCACTATTAATTCGCATTTGACTACTATTTAAAGTGATTCCTGATCTATTGTCTCTGACCAAACCACGAATTTGAAGATGCTGATAAGTTGATGGAATGGAAGTGAAATCAATGCTTGCTTGAGTTGCCCCCGTGACTGTGACTGTGGCGATGGACTCGAAATCGCCTAAAGGTGCAGGGATAACAAAGTCTTGAATCCCTACTGCTAGGTTTCCAATCACGCTACGCCGCCCACCACAATCCAAGAATTAGCGGCAGTCTTCACAGCTGCACAGGATTTCCATTGAGCGACTACCGGCGCGGTGCTGGTTGCCCCTGCCGAGTTAATGGTCGTGGTTGCAGGGGTCACTGCATTGATGGTGAGATCACCAGCCCCGGTGTTGATAAAGGTAATGACTGTGCCGATTGGATAATTCAGCGTGGCATCGGTAGGAATAGAAACAGTCTTGGCGGCAGCGTTGCTGGTAAGAATAAGCACCTGATACTGGTCGTCAGCATCTACTGTGTAGGTCGTGCCGGACTGTGTGGTGACGGAGAACTGAACCAGCTCATTGACTGTGGCTGCTGGGAGCACATCGCCTGTGCTGAATGGGTAACCTGTGGGCATCGTGTCTCCTATAGTGTGCTTACGCCTAGTATACCAAACTGGGCATTTCCCAGAATGAACCCGGTGATGAATGGGTCACCAGTAGTGAATGTTGTGAGCCATGTGCGTGGCGTGATTTGGTGATTTACCCCAAAGACCTGCAAGGTCTTGGTAAGGGTTGAGCCACCGGGTTGGGTGTTATTGACTTCCACAGTATCGAAGAAGTCCAGCCCCAAAGCGGCCTCGATACCAGCCTGATAATTAGGCGTGGTCAGGTCTAGGGTCATCGAGTCAATACGGATATCTGTGGACTTACGACTTGCCACATAGGCCTTAGCCAAGTCCAGAGTATCGGCATCCGTTTCATGGAGAAGGTTCTGCCGGGATATGGCATGTGGGAAGTAGGTGTCGATGCTGTCCTGATTGGCGACTGTCTGCATCGTGCCACCGACTCGCTGAAAATTAGCCACATTGAAGATGAGCTTGTCATCAAAGGCAAACTTGAGATCCTTGTACGAAATGCCCGTGGACTGGTCAAAGACTGTGGGTGTGCCACCAAGGGTATCAATGGCATCGGTGCGCTCGCGGAAGATGACCTTGCCATCGGCTGAGATATAGACCGCTCCAAACTCTGTGAACTCAACATCTTGCAAAGCCTGAAGGACTGAACGAAGCGTGCCGGGGTCATCTTGGACAGTCACATCGCCTGTGTCTATCTGCCTTTGACTGCCCGGAAATCCAATTTCATCAAGGATCTGTTCGATGCGCTCGCCTGTGGTATCGCCAGCTGCGCTCCCGGTAACCGACTCAATGGCTGACTTGTTGAACAAGGTGAAAGCATCGGTGGCTTGAATATCGATAAAGCCTATTTCCTCATTCTTGGGATAGGTGTAGTTGTAAGCGGTCGTATAACCAGCAAAAAGTGGATAGTCCACCCCAAGATACTCGCCAATGATTACGAGCTTCCTGAGGGGCTGTAGAAGCCCAAAATAAGGGCTTGCAGGGTTCTGTGGGTTCCAGTCGCCATTGGGGTCTAGCACACGAACTGTGCATAGACCGGGATTGAATCGGTCTTGGGTTAAGTCACGACCACGCCTGATGTTGATGGCTGTGGTGCTTGCCGTGAGGTCTACAACCTGAGAAGCCGTACCGCCAGCACCCAGCACACCAATGCCCAACTGGCTGATACCCAGCTGAAATGGTGGGTCAAAGTTAGGCCCTGACGAGAAGTCAAAGCTAACTGTGAGGGTGATGGGATAGGTCATACTGCGACATTCCCGGTGGTGCGATACCAACCGCTAGTGCTGTACCCAATGCTGGAATAGTCGATGATGGTGTCCACGATCTTCTTCTTGGTCTCGTCAGACAAGTCACCAGTTCCACTCACATTAATGTTGATATTGGTAGCCCCACCGAAGCCTGCACGGCCACCGAAAGCATCGAATAGATCCTCTTGGGTGACTGTCTGTGACGGGATGCTTGGGATTGTTGGTACAAGGCTTGGAACATCAGGTGCTTGGCCTGAGACTGTGCCTTGCTGACTAAGTGGTGCGACTGGTACGCCAACCGATGCCATGCCTGCACGAATACGGGCAAGGCTATCTTCCCATTCTTGGAATGGGTTGGCTAACCTGTAAGCCGCCAAGGCTGCCAGTTCCTTTTGAGAATCTTTTAGTTGATCTGCCAAACGCTCAGCCCGGTCTGCGTTTTCATTGATGAGGGCCTTTTTCAGTTCAAGGCGAAGGATCTCATTGCGATCAAGCGACTCGTTGCGTAGAGCTGCTGCAATGCTGATGCGCTCATCATCAAACAGTTCCCCGGCCTTTTGGAGCTTTAACTTATCTTCTTCGGCCTTCTTGGCTTCGGCTGCTGCCTTCTTTTGGGCTGCCGCATCCTTGGCCCTAGTCCGGGCAATCTTTTGCGCTGCTCTGTTTTCTTCTTCCAAAGCCTTACGGCGTTCACGGGCTGAGGCCCTAATACGGGCTGGGTCGTCAATCTTGCGGAATTTCTCGAACAGCTCTAACTGAGATTCAGCACCAAAGAAATCATCCCGGGTAAAGATCTCCTTGACAAAGGCCACCTGTCGGGCTGCTGCCCCAAAGACCTTGCCAATCAATTCACCAGCACCAACGATGAAGTTGATAGCTCCTTGAACCGAGCCACCATTCAACTGTTCTAGTGAATCCACCAATCCCTTGCCAACTGCATCGCCAGCATCTTGGAATGCGATCTTCAGTTTCTCGACCTTGCCAAGATAGGTGTCTGCCTGTGCTGCGGCCTGTCCACCAAAGGTGTTATTAAGTCGTTCTTGGATAAGTGCAAAATTACCGGTGGCAAGTGTGGCCTTGGATAATCCGGCATTGAGTCGAGATAGTGAGGCTGTGTTTCCAGCATAAGCCCGAGCAAGGGCTTTGCTGACTGTGGTGACGCTTTGAGATGTTCCAGCCGCTACATCTAGCGCGGTGTTGAGAAGTCCTTGGGTCTGGGCAAAGTCACCCGTAACCCGAGCCAAGGTCTCAAAGGATGGCCTTAGTTGATCATTATTGACGGCCGTAGCCTTCTCTAGCGTGTCAAGATACTGTTCGACACCTAGGGCAGAAAACGACAGTCCAAGGTTGGTGAGTGTCGTATTTAATCTGCGAGCGGCTGCCTCATCTTCAATAAAACCCTTAAAGGATCGGCGTAGAGTCTCGAATACAGCAACCCGGCGTGCCAGTACCCCAAGGCTCTTGTTAAGGGCTGTAGTACGCCCTGAAAGGCCTTTGAGGCCCTTCTCTGTGTCCTTGATGCCCTTATCTTTGAGCTGGCTGATGATGTTGATAAATAGGCTGGTATCAATTGCCATTATGCTGCCAGATCCAATCTTGACTTGAACTTCATGGCGGCCTTCTCATAGGCCTTGACGACTAGGGGCATCACGCGGTTCTGGTGCTCATACCAAGCCGCAAAAAGTAATCGACCACGGGAATCCCGGGTGCGCCCATATTGCTTAAGTGGGCCAACTTCGGAATTGGATAAAGCCCGAATGAATTGGCCACCAGCATCAGGATTATTGCTTTGAGAATCCTTGCTGCTACTCACAGTCATTTTGGTTGGCTTGTATCGCTTATTGATTGTGATCTCATGGGTCTTAGGTCTGCCATTGATGTTCTTTCGACCAGCGGTCTCAATGATGCCACCAGCGGCAGACTTATTGAGAAGCCGTGCAACGCTGACATAACCGGAGCGATTCTTGCGAGATGTAGCCAAAGAATAGGTCAGGCCTTTGCGTACTTCACCAGCATCGTAACTGGGAAATGCTCGGGTTTTTCCGGTGCGAGATTGTCTCTCATAGCCCGGATTATTGAAGTTGCGTAGTTCCCAGCCCATTTCGGTGGGAAGTTTGGCCTTTGCCGCATCGGTCACAGACTTGAGCAAAGGCCGGACTTCTTGTTGCAATTCTTTTAATAAGTCAGGCGCAAACTTACGCATGGCTTTCTGGATTTCAACGATGCCTTCGATTTGCACGGGCATTGTTGGTCTCCTTAGCCTTCTCCTTCAGGTAAGCAAGGATGGCCTTGAATAAACGCTCATCCATCGCCAACCATTCACTTGGTTGGATTCCTGTCTCAACCGATAGTCTGGCTATCAGGTAAGTCATGGAATCCCGGTCTATTTTGGGTCGCTGTCCTCGACTACTTCAACGCTCTCAAGTGTGGTTACGAAGTCCTCACCAAAGGGCTTGACTGTCACGCCATTACGGCGTAGGGCTTCCCAAGCCAGCCAGTAGAGATCGCTTTGCTGCTCGCGCTCACGGAAGGCCTTCAAAAAGCCAATCTTGTGATACTTCTCAAAAGCGAACTCTATGGCCGGGGTTATCTTGCATTCAGTTGTAGTTCCGTCTGTCTGGGTAATCTTGAGGCTCGCCATTGTTACTCCTTAGAAGGTTCCGGTGTCTGCAACAGTTACAGCACTATTGACTGTGAATGTTACATCCTGTGAGCTGAGATCGCCTACAGCCCCGTTAAGTGGCGTGAGATTGTTCACGAGAATGTCGAATGAGTAGAGCTTGTTGCCATCGGCAACTGCTGAGCCAGCATCCTGAATCATCTTGACTGCAACAGTCGTGCCGTAGCCGGTGAGCAATGTGTCAAGGATTTCTGATGTTGCTGGGTCATTGAGGAATGAAAGGGTGAGGGTTGCGGTCTCAAGGCCCTTGACATACTGACGGGCTGTGTCGCCCATCGCTGTTACTTCAAGTTCCTCAAATGCCATGTTGAGTGTTGCGGCGGTGACCAGATCGCTGAAATCCACAGTTCCGATCTTGACCCCGACCTTGTTATTCAGCGTGATCGCCATTTGATTCTTCCTTCTTCTTAGGCTTGCTTACAGGTTGTGGTTTTTCGATCTGGCCAATCTTGACCAGAAATCTAGTGCGCTTTTCCATCATTAACTCCAACTCGATAGTATCGAGACTCGCACATCACAAGCCAAGAAATCACCCGATTGGGCATTCATGATGGCTGGTGATGAAACTTCGCCAATGGTGTATTTTATCGAAGATGCGGCGAGCTTTGAATAAAGCTCAAGAATGTAATCTTCCATGCCATTCAGATTGCCTTGATTATCGAAGGCTGGCTTGATAAGCGTAATCTTAAAGTGAGCCATAGGTGCAACTGTGATGTAGTGATCGTTGCTTGGCGTTATGTAAGGATCATCCGGGCTAATCACACAGCTGTTGGCAATCGGCGTGGCCGGAGGAAAGGAGAACACCGACCACACCGATGCGCTGGTGAGCGCACTCGCCAGCGTTCCCCGTAGGGTAGTAATCGCGCTCATCCTACGAGTCCACCGGGATGCAAATAATCGGCAATGAGTCCACGGACTCGGGCCATGAGGGTATTGCCCATGCGGTAAGGGCTGGGCTGGAAATCTGGTGAAATGCCGCCGGTCGCGGACATTTGCCGTGCTTGCCATATATCGACAGCAATCATCATGGCGGCTTGTTTAACTTGTGGCAGGGTTTCGTAATCTACCCCGGTTGATCCAAAGACTCGGCCGTATGGGGCAATGTTGTGGTATTCCCGGGTGACAATTTGGTTATTGACGAATTCAAGGTAGTGGTCGCCATTATTATAGACATTTGTGAGGGTGTGATTTCCGTTAAAGTGTGCACGGACATTCTCAACTGTGACGACATCGCCAACAACGAATTGCTGCCGATTATCGGCAATGTAAATGCGCCCGGTAGTTCCGGATGCGCTGATGGCGTAAATGGTCTGCTCATTGAACCAGAGCTTCTCTTTGAGTAAATTTTCTGCACTTTGGCAGACTGACTCGACTACTGCATCCGTGTAGAGAGTGCCAATGCCAAGGTTGGTGCGTAATTCTGCAACTGTTACATATGTTGCTGGCATTTCAATCCTCTCTATTTAGGGTGAGGCCCTAGGCGAGCCGTCTAGGGCCTCACATTTATTTAAGTCCTATCAGGACTTGTTGAACCAGTTGGCTCCTGCTGCGAGCTTGGTGGCAAGTGCGCCATAGCCGTAGAGCAGAATGTCCACAGTTCCATCGCTGTTCACATTGGTGCGGAGTTGCTGACGGCCACTCTCATACCATGTGTAAGCATCTGGATTAACAACAACCATTGAGTAATCAGCGGTGTTGTCTCCACCTGCACCAACGATGTAGCGAGAAACGCGAAGCGTGAGACCTGCAACTGTTCCAGTTACCGCATCTGGGCGAAGTACACCAGCCGCGTTTTGTGGGTTGCTTGCAATGTAAATCGGACGGCCTCCATCGTTGTAAGCCATGATGTTGGCCCATTGTTCTGGAGTTACTACGATTGAGCGAGCAAAGCCAAGGCTTGCTGAGTAGATTGCTGCTGCTGCGCTTGAAACATAACTGAGCAGACCTGTTGCATCATTTGCGCGGCCAGTTGCATTGAGGGTTCCAGCGTTTGCAATTTCACCAGTTACATACTGCTCGGTGTCCTTTGCATACGCAAACTCAAGCTGACGAAGTGCTTCATCCAAAAATGCTGGATTTGATTGGTCGATGAGTTCGATGGTCGAAATCATGCGGCCCTTGAATGACTTCTTATCTACAACAATGTAGGAAGCGGTGAGCTGTGAATCAGCAATTGCTTGATTCTCGTCAATTTGATCAACTGTAGGAACAGCAGAAATCTTAGGGATTTCGAAGGTCTTTCCAAAAGCAGGCATCGTGCCACGGCTGATTGAATCAATAAGTGGTCGATCTGCGTTGCTAAGGAAGTTCAAAACATCGCTGCTTTGTGGTGTTGGGATCATGCCGGGTGCAGTTGTTGTCTCGTTGTCTGCTGCCTTGATCCAAACCTTTGCATCATCATCATCAAGAACAGAAGCCTTGAGGAAGTTAGCAAGGTAGTTGCGCTTTGTTACTTCAATGCGTGGCTTGGTGTATGCCATCGCGGTTACTGTAGGTCGTGAGGCCTCTACTGCTGGAGTAACTTCAGCCTCAGGTGCTACGACTTCTGGGGTGTTCTCCACAGGAGCCTCGCTTTCGTTGTTTGGTTGTTCGACTTCAACTTCCTCGGATTCGGAAGCTGCTACCTCAAGCACCTCGGCCGACTTAAAAGCCGGACTTGATACCAGAGAAACTTCTTCGAGCCTTGCGCTCAAAACTTCTAGGACATTGCCATTTTGCTTGCTGTCCAAAACCTCTACACCCACCGACAGCCCGGATCTTAATTCCTCGCTTGCCTCGACCAAGGCATCAGATCCACGGGTCGTATTTGAGACACGAAATGTCGCATAAAGTCCGTCTTTTTCTTCCATAATAGATGTAGCACGGCCAAGTGGTTTTTGCGCTGAGTGCTCAAGTAAAAATTTGACCTTCTTGGGATCATCCCATTGGACTGAGCCAGCCTTAAACACGACCTTGCCCACATTGGTCTGGCCGATTTCATTTTCAAATGGCAAAATCTTGCCGGAAATGAGGCGGCGACCTTCGTCTGCCTGAATATCGCTTGCGTTAAATGTTAGTCGCATTGGCTGTTCCGTTCGGTGAGAGATCTTCCATTTCCTGAGCCTGCTCGACTGTGATGAGGCCCAGAGAAATCATCTTTTCAATAGCCGTGAGGCGTGTGAGTGTTTCTGCTCGTAAAAATGTCTCGTCTATATTGAAACGCACATAATTCTGCGAGTTGGTTACATCATCCATGCTCAGGCGTGACTCGATTGCGGTAATGAATGGCTGCAAAGACAGGGTTATCAGTTGTTTGCGCTCATCTTGCACATTGGCATAGCTCATGCTGTTATTTTCATCAGCAGACAAGTAATACGCCGGGATATTGCACAACCGGGCAATTTGGGTTGTTAAATTCTGAATCAGATCGACATAACCCATATCTTTTGGGCTAAATGATGTAGGCATGTATTCCAAAGTGCTTGTCAAATATGCGGTTGCCCCACGCTGGCGAGCTGATCGCCATTGGGCCAATAATGCCGACACTTCATTTTCACTTAAATCTGCGCCTGTATTTTTCAACACTCCAGATGGCATGTTTGTCTGTGCTGCGGTGTAGGCTGCCTTTTGCACATTGTATGCTTGCCAAATTAGTTCAGCACCTGTGTTGAGAATTCCTTCACTCATGCCCTGGAATGTGATTAATGATCCCAGTCCATCCATCGGCACAGCTTTGCCATCAATGTAATATTGAGTTACATAAAAGTTATCTGGATCTGCTTGAACTGTTACGCGCTGTGGTGCTATCCACTCAAATCGAGCAGGTCGCCCATCATCTTCGTAAGTTTCTAACACCCTCCAATAAGCGACCCCGTTAAACAGTAATGAGTCGATTGTCCACGCTAAAGTAATAGCACGCGGTTGCGAAATGCTTGGTTGCTCAAGCCATTTAGGCGAGCCGATTCTTTGATCTGTAGATTTGCGATAAAGGTGGAGTGGGATGCTTGCGATTGTTCCGGCAATGAGATTGCGACACCTGACAATCGCCGGGATGCTCATAGCGATTTCACGATCAACTTTTGTAAATACTTGAGGCGTGAAATAACTGAATGAATCAGTCATCAAGGGTGGGGCATATTGGGCTTTAACCTCAGAAGTTACTTTAGGTGCTTGAATGAGGAAGCGATCCCAAAATGCCATAGGTTATAGGATACCACACATATCCGACAATTCAGGCAAATATGGCTGGCTTCGACACAGGCTTGACAAGTTGGTGAACCACCATGGCCAGAGCAATCGCGGCTGAAACATCCCCCGCGGATTTTCTTCTCACGATTCGCCAACCAGCATCAGATAACTTTGCTCCACAGTTATTCATGCTACTGACTAGCTCGCTCTGGCCAGAGTGCGTTATTCGATTGTTTACGATCGCCTCAAGCAAGTCTCCACACGCTGTGTAGAAGATCTGCCCAGACATATCCACGACCTTACAACCAGACTGTGCCAATCGAGAGGCGATACTGGCGGTCGCGTACTTATCGTAACACAGCATTTGGGGTCTGTATTTATCCCACCAGCCCTTTATATCGGCAGCCATCTTTAGCTCGTCAATAGCCACATCAGATTCCCATTGGTGCATGATGCCCACGCCAATCTTGCCATCAGGCATTAACTGAGCAGCCACCAAGCTGGCTTTCTTCTTGGTCACGGCAATATCAATGCCAAAGACTGTCGTAGGACCGGGGTTGAGCTGTAGGTTTTGAACAGTCAAATCCTCAAAGGCGCGGTAAGGCCATGGGCTTGAAATAGCATCAACCCACAGGCATAAATGCTCAGTTCTGGCATCCTCAGGCTTGGCGGTCTTTATGTATTCCTGAATCGTCTCAAGTTTGGTCGTATAGCCAATCGCCGGGTTAGCCTGAAGAATCTGCTCCACATCGGTCAGCTTGCAGAATGGCTCAGCCGAATACTCCCACCAGCCAAGGCTTTTCGGTGGGTAACTGAGGGCAGTCTCGCGTAAACCATTGAGGACTTCGCTGAATGCATCACCAGCGTTGGATGCTGTCAGCAATACGCCGTTGGTCGCTGTTGTCGTTGGTCTAATAGCGGCCCATGCTTCTCGGGTTATTTCACGAAGCTCATCTACGAATACGAGATGGGCGGTTTTACCACGCACGCCATCGCGAGTAGCCGCTGCAATTTCATACATACTGCCATCGAGCAAGGTAACCGACTCTTGGCCGTTCGCATAGCGTATCTGTTTGACCTTAGCCATCAATTCGTCATTGGCTTCGATGACAGAGACAACCTGACGGAAGGTGTCTATTGCCATATTGCGATTGGATGAGAGGCCGATTACCCGGCTCTTGCGTGGCTCAGCGAACAGCTCATAGAGGATACGCATACGGGCAAGGTGGGTCTTGCCTTGCTGGCGAGCAATAAGCACCCCTTGTGTTGTGATCTTATATTCGCCGTTGCGATTCACAACCATCATGCGCTCGCTCACATATTTTTGCCATGGCAACAGCGGATCTGAATACTTCGCAACCCATTCAGCAAAGTCTTTACCCTTGGATGAGCCATTTACTTTTGGCGTTTCAAGTCTGGGCTTCGTCTTGCCCTTGATCTTAGCCATTCTCAGATAGCCCCCGACTGGTCTGGACTGTTTCCGAATCAAATGGAGAATCTTTTAATAAAACCGAGCGAGTCTGTCCGTTTTGCACCGGTTTGGACTGTTTTGGGGAGAGCGATTGACC